AACATTCGCGTCTGTCACTGCGTTATAGACAGCAAGCGTTGCGCCAGACTCGACAGAATATCTGCCATTAGTATTCCAACCCGGTAGCGCAGTAAGATCGGTGATCGTTAATACGCCTGTGTTAATCGCAGCGTTCCCAGCATAGGTATTGTTTCCTGATAGCGTAAGCGCACCAGTTCCATTTTTAATAAGTCCTATAGTGCCAGAAATAACCGACGAAAGGGTCGTCGCAGAATAAACCATAAACTGGCGGAATGCTGACGTTGCAGACGCTATTGTGCCAACATTGGTTGCACCTATTTTTGCTGTACTGGAGTCTGTTAAAATCATCCGACAATAATATAAAGAGTATTTGCTGCTGGCGAAGTGATGGCAGAATACCCAGCGGACGTGATCTGCATCATATTCGTGAGCTGAGTTGCGCCCGTGATGCCGGTTGTTACAGATCCGACCTTTCCGCTAAGATCGGCTGAGAGCCCGCTTATAGTGCCGACGGTCAAAGTTGAGTTCGTCCAAAGCGTGACCGCCGAGTTCCAGAGGATCGTCTGGTTGTTAATTGGCGAAGTCACCAATACATCGTGCAGTTCCTCAAGCTCAAATCCGTTTTGAGGTCGGATATATAGTTGACCGTTGCCAGCATTCGCGCGTTCCACAACTCCGATGAAAACAATGTGATCGGGCTGCGTCGGTTTTACTCGCGTGAATGCTCCTGGAGTCGTGTCGAGATAAATGGAGTCTCCTTGGACATAGGGTGAGCCTAGCGAAAGGCCGTCGAGAACGCCTTGCGTAATTATGAATCCGTTCTGGTTTGCGCCAATAGACTCAGCAACAAGGCCGATAGTTTTGGACGAGCTGGAATCGGCTACGTTAGATGCTCGCTTGACGCTTGCGCGGTTGCCTGTTGCGCCGAAAAGGTAAACAACCTCGCCCTTGTTGAGCGTTGTCGCCTCGGCATTGCGAACGTAGGCCACAAGCATCGACCCCATTTGCAATTGCACGTTACCGCCTGCAAGCCCGACTTGCGGCGCGCCTTCGGTCGAGTTCCAGAACATCTTGCCGATGGCCGTTGTTTCGGTTGCCGCCGTGTTGAAATTGAGCGAATCCGCAGGAACATCGGGAAGCATTTCAATCGTGCGCGAAGCGGAAAGATCGCCGCCGCCTGTCAGTCCTGTGCCTGCCGTGATGGCTGTGATCCTGAGAGCCTTCGCGTCAAGCGCACCTTGCAAATCTGTCTGATTCGACAGCGTGCCTGTGATTGCTCCCCAAGATACAACTGAAAGTGGCGTTACTGCGCTCCACTCCGAACCAGTCCAACCCAAAGATTGACCAGTGATCGGAGCGGCTGTCGCGACTGAGAACCCTTGCAACTTTACAACGCTCGGAGCTGGGTATGTTCCGCCAAGATCGCCCGATGCCGCTCCTGTGGGCGTGCGTGAGTCGCTTAAACGTGAATCGGTGGTGATGACTGCCGTCCCTGAAATTGCGCTTGGTGAAATCCCAGACGATGGAGCCTTTGCATCGAGAGCCGTTTGCAGATCGGTTTGGTTCGAGAGCGTTCCTGCGATGCCGCCCCAGATCGCTGCTCCACCACCACCGCCAGTGACCCACTCGGTATCATAGTCAGCGTTTGTTTTCTTCGCGAGCACTTGCCCTGTAAGTCCGCCTGTGACCACTCCCGCGCCTGTCGCGCCCGTGTCGCCCTTAGCGCCTTGGCTTCCGGTCGGCCCCGCTGCGCCTGCAATGATTTCGGTGCGGAGAATCGGTTGATTATCGACGTTCGGAACTTCGCGTCCTTCGTCTTCTGGAAAGAAAATGCTCATTTATTTATGTCCTCAAGAGTGAAATCGACCGATACGGCGTCTTGGGAAAGCTCTGCTGACGTAACGCGAAAGCGCCGGCCCCCGATGACGAGCACGTCACCGAGAGAAATGGTTTGCACGAATGCGTCGTAGACCGCCGTGATCGTCATTGATGCGGAGTCCATGAATCCGCCGTCCGCCAGGCTGTTGTCGCGCCGGTATGTTGTTCTGTTCGCGAGAAAATTACGCTCGCCGAAAGTGACCGCGAGAGGCAGATCGTCCAGCATAGCAGCTAGATCGTTTGTAAATATGTCGAGCATTCCCACAAAGTGGGGAATGCGTCAAAACTTGCGCTCGATACGCCGCTGATTCGGATGCGTGAAATCGTGCTTCGGGCTGTCTGCGATATGCACCCAACTCTTTCGGAGTGCCGATGCAAGGATGCTTGTGCTGGTGTTGATCGTCACAACCTCGTTGGCGTCTCGGATGTAGGCGCACATATATTCTATGCTCTCAAACTCAGCCATGCCGTGAGCGGCCTTCCCCGCGCAAAGCACGGGCCTTCCGTTTGCGACTTGGTGCGCCGCTGTAATAACATCTCGCGGGTCAATCTTTTTATCTTGCGAGTATCCGGTCGGAAAACAAAGAACCCAAGACCTAAGTTCGGGCGGCGTGACTATTGCTGGCGAGTTTAGAATAATCTGGCGGTCGATATCCTTGCCTTCGGGGAAAAGTCCGTAAACGTAATCACTCCAGCCTAGCTCGCTCGCACAAAAGTCTTCGTGCAAGTCGGGCCATATTTGAAGATTTATGATGCGGTGAAAGCCGCTGTGATCGTTCTGCGGGTAGAGCGGCTTGCAGTAATCGACCATCGCGAAAAGTCCGTGATATTCTGGCAGGCATTCAAACATCACATTATGCCCTTGATCCGCGAAATGCTTCGCTATCGGTAAGCAACGTGCGATGTCTCCTAGACGCAAGTGGTAAACAATTAGGATGTTCAAAAGGTATAGTATTGTTCCGACGTTTTCCCTGCTACCCAGCCGTGGAATCCGAAGGAACGATCCGGCCCCGCTGTGTTTTCTTCAATATAATGCTCCCAAGAGAATGCTGCCGCTACGTTTACCGGCGCGTATTTGATGCCGTTATCACGGAATCCTTGCTCCATTGTTCGGCAAAGGAAGACATCGCCAGCCTCTCCTTTCCAGAGTGCCTCGGCCTTTGCTGCCATTTGTAAGAATTTCTGGCTTTGGAGCGTGAATCCAGTATTGCCAACACGATGTCCGACGTTCCAAAACGCAGGCCAAGGCGCTCCGATCATATCGTATTCGAGCCATGAATCATCCCACAGATGCGGGTTGGAAATGAAGCCGTCATGAGTGCAGATGAGCGCGTGCGAGGTGTCGATATAGTCGGCAAAGCGGCCCAGTTCCCAATGCATAGCCTGTTGATAGTTGCAGTCTTCAGCGATATAAACGGCGTCGCCGAATCCACCTAGTCCGCAAAGGTGGTTAAATAGCTTCTCGCTTTGTTCGTGCCTTGATTTTAAGCCTTCAAAAACGATCAACGTGACGTCCTTATTCATTTCGGGTGAAGTTCGTCAAAGATTGCCTTTGCCCTTGCATATTCCGCTGGATCGTTGCCGCGCTCGTATGTAGCATCAAGCGGGCGCTCCTCAAAAAACGGGTGATGATGAACGACAGCAATGTCACGAGCATCAACAATCGCGCCATTCTTCGCGGCACGAAAGGTGAAGTCGGTATCGCTGTAGACGTTTCGGAATCGTGGGTTGAATAGTCCATTTTCTTGAAAATATTTACGCGTTATGATCGCCATGCAAAGTAAATCGTCTTTTCTATATCCATCCGAGATACGAAGAACCTGCGGTTTTGAAATGTCGAGACGCTTTTCAATCATCTCGTCCCACCCAGGAGGGCATTCCCAATCGTCCGAGAGTTGAATTATAATATCACCAGTCGCTTGCGCGGCTCCCAAGTTCCACGCTCCGACGGAAAAACCACCCTCTTTTTGCGTCACAGATCGGAATCGTTTCAATACCTCCGCTGTCTCGTCGTCGTGATCGACTGCAAATATATGCTCTACGCGTTCTGGGTGCGTTGCGCGTGACAACCATAGCGTCATACATTGCACGGCCTCCACGGGCCTTCCTCGCGTTGCGTGAACGAGTGAAATCTTGGGCTTGTTTGATCCAGCCAACGTCTCGCGTTCGATCTCTTCGGCGTCTTCGTTGCGTCCGAGCAGTCGGAGCGTCCAAGCGTAGAGTTGATCGCCCTTCCACCCATACCATTCCTTTCGGTGCGTCCATTGCGGGAACTTAGGCGTCGGCACTTCGAGCATTTCTTCTACGACTTTCAACGCGTCTTGGTATTTTTTATCATCAAGCAGAATGCTGGCCTCAAGTCCGTAGGCTTCGCGGCGTTTCGGCTCAAGTGCCTTGGCCTTGCGTGCTAGGTTGAGCGATGTCTCTCCGCTCGTAATGTTGGCGCAATTCAAAAGAATCTCGTAGCGGTTCACGCCGTCGAGATCGGTCAAGGCGAGTGCCTCCGATCCGTATTTGGCCGCGAGTTCTTTGTTGCCAGCAATGAAATTCTCGTAGTGCAAATAGAATTTAAAATGCGAAGTCATCCGGTCTTGGTGCATTAGAATCCGGCGATTCCGTTCGCTGCTGTTCCTGTGACCTATCGGCGGTTGGTGTATGATTTCAAGATCGCGCCGCATATACACTTGAACGTCTTTCGTTGGCTGCGCGTTTTCATGAACGGGCCGATGCCACCATGCCGTCTGGTAACGAAAGAATCGCTCGCGTGGTGCGCGTTTAGCTTGTTCTGGAATTACATAATCGGTAAGAATCCAATCCTGCTCTGGCGGGCATTCTTCAAGCGCGGCCAATGTAGGCGCGACCATGTGCGGCTCAATGATATCGTCGCAGTCGGCCCACATTACCCAGCCGTCTTTCCCTGCCAGTTCGTATGCTTTCGCGAATGCTTTGTTCCTAGCCTCGCCGAAGTTGTCGAGATGCTCCCAGTCTGCCACAAGCGGAGAATTGAGATATTCGTCAACGTGGCAGCCCAGCTCCCTGGCGATGTCGATCGTGCGATCTGGTTTGAGTGCTCCTATTGCGCGGACGACAACAATCTCGTCACATATCTGTTTCAGCGACTTAACGCATCGCTCGATGCGCGGCTCTTCGTTGCCGCAGATAAGCCCTGCGACCAGTTTCGTTTTTTTGTTCATGTTTACACTTGAAATATATGTCAACAAAAACAAAAAAGCCACCCCTTTCGAGGTGGCTTTTCCGATGCTACTTGCGGGGAATTTTACACGTATCCGGTTGTGATGCGGATGATGCTGGAACCGTCGATGACTTTCTCAGCCGAGTTCTGACGAACGCGGAGAACGTCGGCGCGGCGAGCTTCGTCACGATAGGTTTCGGAAACGAATGGCACGGGACTATCAGCGGCCCATACAATCGTGCGACCGAATCCACCACCTGAGAAGTCACCACCAACCGTGTTGGCGAGTGCCATGTAGGTGTTGCTCCAGATGAACCCACCGGAATACACTTGGCCTTTTTTGGCTGTGTTTTTAGGTGCGCGGCCAACGAGAACGCGGTCAACTCCGACAGCGGCGGCAACTTCGCCTTCGCTGAGGAGACGGCTTTGATCC